TCTAGTAGCCTCATCTCTACAAGTATTGCTGCAATATATCTGATAACTTACTTTAGGATTAAAGTATGTATCACATTTGTTACAAAGTTTCAACTAACTTCTCCATTGACTTAATCTTAACTACTCCCTCTCCTGCATCTGCACATGCCTGTTGAATAGGACATGTCTTACAGATTTTAGAGTTAGATCGGTAGTTTTTAGTAGGAAGAGTTCTATCTTCCCAAGCCTTGCGAACTTCACGCATCCATTGAAATGCGTTATCAATCCATTCACGATAGTTGTCATCTACCTCTACTGGCAACACAAGGAGTTCGTGATTATTCTTATTCTCATAAATAAGCACGCCCTTCTTCTTGCCAAGAATCTTCATGTAGATAAGCAACTGAATCAAGTGACCAGTCTTAGGCTTCATAGAATTCTTGCGATATTCAAACCCTTCGTTGAGCATTGTCTTAATTTCTCCGACAATCTCTTCGCCTTCCCAATCAAGCATAACATCTCCATACCCAAAGATAGGAGGATCGTCATGTCTAATCTTAAACTCTGTTGTCTCTTCATTATTATCATCACGATAGACTTTAACAATGCCAGCATTCATCATGGCATTTTGAATTCTTGCGTGAGATAAGGTTCCAGCAGTCATGTTTGCTGCACCATAAGCATCTGCATTATCTTCAAATGTTTGACCATCAAATGCCAGATACCAATATCTTGGACACTCTCCATGGGAGTAGGCAATTGTAGATGGAGCAAATGTTTTCTTCTGTGTATGTTTTGGCCCACGGTTAATAATATATCCGTGCTTAATCTTTTCAATTAAAGCATCGCTATCAAGAACATTATTCTTCTTCATAGCAGGCTTAAGCATCACCGAGTGTAGTAAATTCTTAGTCATATTCATCCTTTGTTTATATAAGTATACCAGGTTAGCGCATTATGTATTTTAATGCTGAGACCAAGTTGTTTACTGCTTCTGCTGCTGTGTAATAAATATTTTTCTTTGCCCGATTGTTCTTGTCAACATTTGCCATCCAAGTAGCCTTTAACGCTAGTTTTCCCGCAATTGCCTGAAGTCTTACAATCTCAATTGCTGCAACTGGCATAGGAATGTCTGGCTTAATAATTAACTTAGCAATCATTGATAGAGCCATTGTAAGTTCTTCATCATCCATAAATTCGGCAATCTCTGCCAAACCATTAACCATCTCCAGCGTTGTTTGTCCTGTACCTTCTGTCATTTTATTCTCCTTCTACTAACTGTTCTAACATGTCTAATTCAATTATAGCAAGTCGGACCTTCTGGGTACCCTCGCCAAGTACGATAATCAAGGCAGGATCCATACTCTTCTTAAGAGCATCAGTAACAGCCTTAGCCCAAACATCTTGGTTAAGAGTAAAAGACTTTGAGCATTCTTTAAAGTCAACTACAAAGTTATGCCAAGAGGCATCACCTTTCGTATTATTTCTACCAGAGTTTTTGTGCTGTTTTGCACCTATTCTCTTTGACTCAGAACGCTCACTCATTTGCAAAGTCCGCCTTCTTCTTTTTCTTTGGTATTAGATTTACTTTAGATACATGCTTCTTAGTACACATCCATGTAGCATCTCCAGATTCAATCCAAAGTCTTAAAGAAAGAACTTCCTCTTGACATTTTTTGCAAGGAAACTTTCCTTCAAATACTTTAAATTCTTTATCAGCCATTTGAAAGTTTCTTCTTTAAAGACTCTTGTAGATCAAGGTCTTCCTTTACACGGTTAATAAAACCATCTCTACCTTGAACTTTTGTTCCGTCATCAAGTTGATACCATGCACCAGTTCTATTTACAAGACCTGCTGCTTCTGCTGTATCAACAAGATCGCCAATAGAGTCAATACCAATGTCATCTCCTCTAAAATAAAAGTCATACTCGCCTGACTGAAATCCTGGAGAAGTTTTAGAGAACTGCAGTTCCCAACGAATCTTTCTTCCAATTTTTTCTTCAATCAACTTATCGCCAATCTTGATCTTACCTTTAATGGCTTGATTGTCCGACTCTGATGAGAACAGTTTAATAACTGTTGACGAGTAAAATTTTGTAGCCTGACCACCTGTTGGCTGTTGGCTTGTATACATTGCGTTAATGTTGTTTCTTGATTGAGAAATAAGAACAAATAGCGTAGGGTTAACTTTGTTGTTAGCATAGTTAATCATCTTCCAAGCATTTGAGAAGTCACGAGACTCAGCACCAATCTGCTTAGTATTTTCTAGTTGCTTAAGTTCATCTGAATCTTTTTCAAAATAAATTGCTGGTAGCAATGATGTTATTGAGTCAACCACAACAATATCAACTCCAGCATTAATAAGGTTTGTCCCTACATCAACCATCTCATTAATTGTACGAGCCTGTGAATAGATTAACTTAGATGAGTCAACACCTAAACGCTCTGCCCACTTTGGATCGTAAGACATTTCTGCATCAATCCATGCACAAACCTTTCCTTCTTTCTGTGCCAGACCTATCATCTGAAGGCATAGAGAGGACTTTGCAGAGGACTTTGAACCCCAGATGAGTACTTGTCTACCATACGGCAGTCCCCCTGCTAAGGCACGGTTTAAACCAAAACTAGGTGTTTCTGCATACTCTGTTGGAGGAACTGAGTCTCCAGTCATAATAGTTTTACGCAACTTAGGGTTAAGTTGTGCTAGTACTTCTTCCATTGTTACTGACATTAGAATCGTACCCCGTGCTTTTCTGGGCGAGATTTATTAAACTCTACCTTTTCTAGTAGGGCATTGTCTAGGGATAACTTTGTGTACCCTGCCTCTACCACTCCTGCATATAAATCTAGTGTACGAATAATAATATCTGCAAACTCTTTTGTAATCTCTTCTTCGCCTTTGTCTTTACGAATTGCTTCCATTACCTCAGTAACTTCAGAGACAATCATCATTAATTGTTTTGCAATAAAGATATCATCTACGGCATCTGGCTCTGGCCAAAAGCCTTTCTCGGTTGCATTCTTGTGTAGTTCTATTGCCATATTGTCAAGCATTTATATCCTCCAGTGTTATTGTTCCATCTTTTGTTTTGCCAAAACTAAACTTGTAAGACTTACCCTCTTCTATATGCATGTATGCTTTTGAGAATGCTGTAGGAAATACAGTAATAGGGTGCAAGTCTCTGCTTGTATCTGCAAGCGTAAGGGTTGCCATCTTCTTTCCTGCTTTAGTAATTCTAGGTTTAAACGATACCACATACATCTCTTCATCTTTATATGGCAACTGCTTATAACTTAAAAACTTTACAAGAGCATCTGAAGATGTTCTTATTTCTTCTGCTGGAATTGCAGAAACAATTCTGTTGTCTGTTGCCAAAAGCAAGTATGTCTTTCCAGTTTCAATTGTTGTCTGCTCTTCATCAAAGATTCCAACTGATCCAGTCTTATCTAATACTTCAACTCTTGACCAGCCAGTACCACGCTTAATTGCCTTGACCATTCCCAAAAGAATATAGGATCCTTTTTCTTCAAACTGTTCTACATCGCTAATAAAAGCATAGTAGTGAGATGGAATAGTAATGTTAAACTCTGGTAGATTTAGATACTCATAAAGGTTCTCTTTAATCTCATCATCATTCCTAGGGTTATCATTAAATGTTGCAGCACCAATTACTCTTAGCGCTTGGAGTGCACGGGAGTTTACTCCGTTTCCTTTTGTAAAGGTAAATTCTTCAAGTTCTTTGTATGAATTAAATGGTCGTGCTGATATGTATCGTTCAGCAATCGTGTCAGATATGAACTTGATAGCACTGAGTCCAAACCGAATGCCCTTACCCTCAATTTTAAAATCTTTATCCGAATCGTTAATGTGAGGTAACTTGATACTAATGCCCATTCTTTTCGCTTCAATAAGATACTCAGTTCTTCCATCTTTGTCCTTTTCATTTTTTAATAGTGCAAACATAAACTCTAGCGGATAGTGGTATTTGAGCCACGCTGTCCAATACGAGAGAGTACTGTAAGCAACGGCATGCGATTTGTTGAACGAATACCCAGCATGCGCTTCAAAATCATGCCAAAGATCCAGAGCATCATTAGGGGAGATATACTTACTAGCACCACTAATGAAACGATCTTGGAACTCATTAAACTCTTTAGCATCTTTTTTCTTTCCAATGATCTTTCTAACTTTATCTGCTTCCGACATGGACATACCGCCAAGTTGTACGCATGCTTGCATAACTTGTTCCTGGTAAAGAATGCAGCCATAAGTATCCTCCGTAAATGGTTTTAGAATTTGGTGAAGATAATTAATATTTTGACGACCATGCTTACGGTCAATATAATCTTTACCGATTGTGTTAGCAGCACCTGGGCGAACCAAAGCATTTGATGCTGCAAGTTCGTTTAGATTCTTTACACCCATCTTAATAAGAAGGTTTGTATATGGCGTTGCTTCACACTGAAACACTCCCTTAGTGAAACCACTAGAAAGCATTTCATAAACATCTTTATCTTTCATATCAATTGACAATAAGTCAATGTCAACATAATGGTTTTCTTTAACCATATCAATAGTATCTTTAAGTACACTAAGAGTCTTAAGGCCCAAAGCATCAATCTTAATTAATCCAATTCTTTCTGCTTCTTCCATATCAACACCTACTACAGGAATACGTTCATCGCTACCAGTAGATGATCTTGTTTCCATTGGAGCATGTCTAAAGATTGGTTCTTTCGCAGTTACAACTCCAGCAGCGTGAATACCTGTACCACGAATTCTTCCACGCAGTTGCTCTCCATAAATTTCTACCTCTGGATATTTTTCACGGAACTCTCTTGTTGATTTAGAGTTACAGAAATCATCCCAAGTATCCACAGTCTTAAGAACTTTGTTAACATCTGATAAAGGAATATTAAGCACTCGTGCAATATCACGAACAATACCTTTACCAGTAAACTCTAGGAACGTTGCAATAGAAGCAACATGGCGATATTGCCGAACTAGATAATCCTTTACTTCTTCACGACGAGTATCTTGAATGTCTGTATCAATATCTGGAAAGTCATTACGGTCTGGGTTAATAAAACGGAAGAACAACAGGCCATGTTCAATTGGATCAATATCAGTAATGCCAAGTGAGTAGCACAACAACGAACCAGCAGCAGATCCACGACCTGGACCTACCAAGATGCCTTCTTTCTTTGCCCAGCCGATCATATTCTGAACAACAAGAAAGTATGGACCAAAGTTCTTGTTCTTAATAATCTCTAACTCTTCATCAAGGCGATCAAGGTATTCTTGATTTGTATCCAAACCACGAACCTTTAAACCTTCCATAGCAAGTGTTCTGAGTTCTTTGTCTGGGTTCTTGTACTGTACTGGTAGTAGGTTTAGTCCATCTTTAATATCATAGTCTTCTACCTTGTCTGAGATTACTAATGTATTTGCGTACATGTCTTCTCTGACAATACCCTGGGATTCCATGGCAAACTTCATCTCGTCATACGAAAGAAGGTGAATGTCAAATTTGTTAAACGACATTTGTCGGTCTTCACCATACAAGTAGTCAAGACGCTTCATCATTCCGTCTTGCTTCTTAGATTTGTCGTAGGTAGTATCTTTTTGTACCTTAGCGTGAGAGTTCATAAGTAACTTAAACTCTTGAATTTCTTTTTGTGATTCGTCAACATGGTGACAGTCTGGAGTAACTACAGTCTGAATTTTAAACTCATCTGCAAGATCTGCCAGTTGCTTGTTTACTTCTGCACCATTGTGTGGCATTAACTCCATATAGAAATCATCTGCAAACACACGCTTAAACCATTCAATATGTTTCTTTGCTTGTGCATACTCTCCGAACTCAAGAGCCTTTGCAATAATTCCACTAAGACAGCCAGAGAGTACAATAATACCTTCGCTATACTTTTCTAATACTTCAAAGTCAAAGCGTGGTTTATTAAAGTACCCCTCTGTCCATGCAATTTCATTAATCTTATTAAGATTTTCAAGACCTACTTGATTCTTGGCGAGAAGGATAATGTGATTATAAACTAGATCAGTTGGCTCTGTGCGTTCTGCCTTCGGCCTCTTATCAAATCTATCAACACAAAAATATCCTTCCACGCCAAGAATAGGCTTTACACCTTTTGCTTTTGCAATTCGGTACAGTTCCCGATGCCCAGATAAGGTTCCGTGATCTGTGATAGCCAATGCTGGCATACCAAGTTCAACTGCTCGGTCTACATATTCTTCTGGAGTAGCAACACCATCAAATAATGAATAGTGTGTGTGTACGTGTAAGCCTGCGTAGTTCATCTATTACCAGTCTGTGTTTGTTGCAGACGTGGTTGTTGGACCATCAAAGCCCAAATAGAATGCTTCTTGTTCCGCATAAGGAATCTTCTTAAGTGCTGATTCCAACGGAAATGGTTCAATCTCTGCCCAGTCAAAAGGTTCCTTGTCTGGTGCAGATGGAATAAGTGTGTACGATGTTTCAGTTCCCTGACCATTGCGCTTTACCTTCCATACCAAGTTTGAGATGCTTCCTGTTTCAAGAGCATACTCACGAATGGTATTGAAAGCAGATTGCTTGCTTACACCCATTGACCAAATAGCAACATATGGCTTTTCAATTCCATCGTCTACTAGGACATTGCAGTAGAAGCGAAGACGACCACGCCATCCAGCCTTTGGATCTTTGCGGTGCATTTCTTCTGCCCAGTCACGGCCTTCAGATTCCATTGTATCTACAGCCTTGCGCTTATAATCCTTTGGATTTGTGTGTTCCTTAACAACTAGTGCAAGACCACGGCCTTCATTATAATTTGCTGAGTCTTCATCTAGTTCTTCAATAAAGCGAATCTTTACTGATTGACCATCGGCAAGTTTTAGCCACTTTACCTTTGGTGAGTTTTCGTCATACTTTGGCTTGTCAAGCAGGGCATTAATGTTCTTGAGTCCCTTTACTACGCTCATATTTTCTCCTTCGTGTTGTTATATTAGTTTAGCATAGACGAGATAGATTTGTCAAACTGGAACTCTATGTCCCTGATTGCACTGTCATCCATATCGCCAATGTCTTTGTATTTTTTATCTATGGTAACTACGCTGACGAGAGAGCCAAGTTTTTCAATTAACTTGTCTTTCATAATTGCACCAGCGTCGTCATTGTCTGCAACAAGTACGACATTGTTGAAGTACTTTTCTAACAATTTTATCTGTGAGGCAGATACGTTAGCACCCAGTGTTGCAACTGCTGGGAAACCTACTTGGTCTAAACGAATGGCATCAAAAGATGATTCCACTACATATATAATACTAGAAGTCTTAACTCTGTGCAAGTTAAATAAGACCTTGCTCTTTGGAAGACCAGGGGTATTCTTAAACTCTTTGCCCTCAACAGAACGACCAACAAAGCCAATCGTTAATCCATCTGGAGAATGTACAGGAATAGTAACCATATCCTGCTTCTCTGAATAACCTAACCAAAACTTTTTAACAGAATCTTCTGTAATTGATCTTCCAGAGTAATATCTCATTGCTCTTGGAGACTCAAGTGCTTGATTATTTAAACGCTTAATAAGAACTTCATCATACTGAACAAAGTCTGGTGGTGCATACATAGCCTTGTTAACTATGTTCTCTATGTTTGTTTCTGTTTCTTTACTTTTAATATAGCGAACAGTTTCAAAATAGGAACGCCCAGTTGTAAACATAATAAACTCTTCAAGGTTTTTAGTTGTCTGGCATCCAAAGCAAAAGAATAAACCACTATCCTTTGCTACTTCTCCTGCTGGAGTTCTGCTGTTATTGTGGTATGGACAATATACAATAAAGTCATTACCAAACTCTGCTTCAATTTCCATACCAGAGCCATTAAGAACTCTGCGAATTTGCTCTTCGCTATAGATATTACTTACCATCTTCAAAATCCTTATATCTGTAGTAGCCCTTATCAAAGTCTACCTGTACTAAGAAGTCACCCATAAATCCATTACGGTTTTTTCTAAATACACATTCAATAATATCACTGTTTGTTCCACGACCCAATGCAAGAAGCCAGTCAGCATCATAAGAAATCTGTCTTGACCACGCTGTTTGTCCAAGTGTTGGAGGGGTACTAAGATCCTTTACATCGTCAGGTGTTGCAGATGAGATAGCAATGATAGGTACTTCTTCACTAATAGACATTAGTTTAAGTTCTCGTGAGAGGTTCTTCATCTTTACCGTTTCATTATCAGCCTTTTGATTTGGACTCATAAGTTGTAGATAATCTACTACAACAAAGTCTGGCTTATACTGATCAATCTTTCCACGAATTACCGAAGGAGTAACTTCTCCACCAGAGTCATTTGAAATGATATGGAACTCTGGGCGACCCTCTACCTTGTTTGCGTGCCACTTGCGAAGCATATCAATTTCAACCTCACCATTTGACAACTTGCGATGAGACCAAAGGCCTTCTCCCATAATTGCAAATACACGGTTACGAACTTCTGTCTCAGACATTTCAAGTGAGATGATCATTGGAGACTTACCTTGCTTCCAAGCCTGCACTGCAAAGTAAAGTGCCATCCAAGATTTACCAATGCCTGGATAAGCAAGGAACACTCCAAGTTGACCTGGCATAATTCCAGCAGGCAGGTAGTTGTCAAACCCTGGCAAGCCTGTTTTGATTCCTACAGCACCAAGTTCGTTTTGCTTCTGCACTCTTTCGTAATACGCAACAGCATCTTCAAGATCAGTTGCATCAATGTCACGAATAGCAGCAGTGTTCTTTTTTAGTTCTGAGGTTTTAGTAATAAGGTGTTCAAGTGCTTCTGTACCGTTACCAGTTTGTACATCTCCAGCAGCACTACGAAGAATATCTTTTAGGCTATCGTTAAGATACTCTGTCTGAAGTTCTGCCAAATGATGCTTGGTTGATCCGACACCATTGACTGGCTCAAAGTCACGAAACTTTTCTCTAACTAAGTCTGCTGGAGGAAGTGCCTGATTGTTCTCAGAATACAAACGAATAAAGTTCCAGATATCATTGTGCGTACGTAGCATAGTTTCAACATTGGCCTGAAGCAGTACGTGTATTTGTTTATCTTCTAGTACTGCGCTAATTACCTTTGCCTCTGTGTTATTCACTTAACCACTCCTTAGCCATTCGTCTGCGCTCTGCTCTCTCTATTCTATCCTGCTCTACTTCTCTTTTACCATTAATAATTTTTTCTGTATTATATGCAAAGTAATTCCAACTAGGCTCTTGTGCAATAGAAAAGTAATACTCTAGAATATCATAGCAATCACTAATGCCGTATGACTCAATGAGTGCATCTGCAGCCCACTGCTCTACGTTAAGATTCATGTTAGACTTTTGCTCATACCTTTGCAGGTAAAACTTGTTAAATCTACTGAGCAAAGCCATTCGGTCTTTGCGGTCAGCCATTATCCTTCAGAAGCCTCTTCTTGTGCTTCACGGATCTTATCTGTTAACTTGTCCTCTACGAACTTGTAGACACGCTCAAAAGCCTGGTCTGCTGTCTCTCCATTACGTGCACTATCTACAACGCCTAGGTCAAGTCTTAGTGACTGGAAGTTACCCAGATTAAGAGTATAGCCAAGTGTTACATTTACTTTTGTTGGTTCGTTTTCCATTATCCACCCATTTCGTTTTAAATGGACTCACTCCACACTGGAATAAATCGTCCATCTTCTGTCTTCGTATATGTAAGTATACCGTCTCCCATTCGCCGTGTCAATTCTTGACTAGTAGGAGTCATGTTATTTGTTATTAACTTGTCTTTTCTTGGTTGTCCAATATGTATACTTGCAAGTATAGCACGTATCTCTTTAACATGCGATTCAGAATAGTACGCTCTAACCTGCCAAGATCTTTCTCCATTTAAACTAGCACCTATTGGTGGTGGAATAATTCCTCGTTTAATTAAACTTGGAATATACTTCCTATGCCTATTGACAAGTACAGCAGTCTCTGCTACACTGTAGGCTCTTTCTCTATGTTTCTTAAAATCAATAAGCAAGCAAGATTCTAATCTATCTTTTGTAACATTGTACAAAGTTACTAATCCAGTAGATCTAGAAGAGTGATGAACCTTTACCAAGTCCCCATTTAAAAACCATACCTTAACCTTGCCCTTTATTACAGGCTCGTTATTGTATGCTTCGCTCTGGATTTTTCGTTTAGAAGTATCCATGCGCCTTCCCTGCTTTCACTTGGTGGATGAAAAAATCTTCTTGATCCACAACGAACACAATAAATCTCAACATGGTCAATGCTAGAATATTGTCTGTCAACGAACATTCTACCTTTGCACTTTCGGCAAGAAATCAATTCAACATCCTTAATGTTAGTTTGGTACGCCAATAACAATAAGGTTAACACCAACAGTAAGATCGCCAGCAGCATTAAATCTTACAATTCCATCTACCTTAGTCGTTGTAACGCTTGTTAGAGTTACTGTAACGTTCTGTCCTGCTGGGGTTCCGCCTTTATTAATTGGTGTTGCTGTAACCACTGGAGCATACTTAAAGTCGCTATATGGAAAAGAAAATGGAACTTCTGAAGAAGCGGTAACTGTTTTGTTGTTTGCTACCTCTACATACCCACCAATAAACTTTGCCTCTGATGTTTTTACGCTTTGTGGTCCTGCTGTTCCAGCATCCACTGTAGTAGTTTTGTAGGTTGCAGAAGAAACCTGTGCAGATAAATCATTAACTGCCTTAGTTAGTTCGTAGATGTATGTAACATCTATCGGTTGCCCTCTTTCGGGTAGTGGTACTTTTGCCATTATCTCTCCATTATATCATTAGATCGTATGCATTGCTGGGTTATAAACACGTAGTGCTGTATAGTCCCTAGTTACTGGTTCACCTACTAAGTATACCTCAACTGTAATCCTGTTTGGAGTAAAAGATTGATCAACACCATTTACAAAAAATGTATCTGGTACAACAAAACTAGTACTATTAGTTGTAATTCTTTCTACATACTTCCAGTCACCAATACCATCAGATTTACTCCACTTAATAAAAATATCATAATCTTTTGCTTGACGAATAGTGTTTGTCCCAATCTTAATTGTTACAGAATCCCAGGCTACACGAACAACTCCAGAAGAAGATGATACGTTTATTTTCCCAGGGACATAGGTATAGTTTGGATCAACACTATAAACAGAAGACCAAGAAGATGTTCTGTTCTTGTCTTCAGATATAATTCTATATCTTACGCTGTAATCTCCAGTAACACTACTTACTGGTGGCAAACTTTCTTTTAGTATCTTTGCCTTTTTTATAATCTCAGCCATTACGTTACACCAATAGAAAATCTAAATTCTACATAGTTGCTTGTGTTTGGTGCTTTAATAATTGATTCAGAATCTGGGTTTTGAATAACAGAGTATCCAGTTAATCCATACAAAGGGTTTACAGTTCCGATGTTTTCTAGTCTCATTGAGTCAAGAGCAATATAGTAATCATCAGATACAGCACCACCATCAATAGCGCTTACATATATTTTTGCAACCGTAACAGCATTCCAAGTAAAGTTAGCACTTGTGTATAGTTCTTGAAGTTGTTTTGAAATAACTACATATCTATTTTCATCTAAATCGTATTGACCAGTACCAGTCCCATTTACTATTTCTGCTTCAAACCTTGCATACTCTCCAGTGCCAGCATCAGTTGAAGAAAAGTCAACAAGTACTCTAACAGTATCTGGAGCAAGTGCTGAGTCTCCGTCTTTATTAATTACAGAAAATGCTAAACGTAGTTCGTCTGTTGGAGAGTTTTGAGAAAAGTTTGCGCTTGGTCTAGTGTAATGGATATGGTTAGATCCTGCACCAATAACAAAGTGTCCTCCAGATACCGTCAAGGTTGCATCATCTCCACGCATAAGAATTACGTTATTTAAAAATCTACATCTTTCATATCTGGCTGCTCTGGATGTTTTATAAAATATAGAGTTATCTGCATTTGTTTGAAAAACCTTTAAGGCTGTTGAAATAACATTATCATCACTTTCATCTAATGCAGTAGCAATTGATGTTATGGCTGTTGAAGATGCTGAGGTATGGTAGTTCCAGTTTTCAGTATTTGTAAAAGAAAACACAGTCTTGCTATCATAAGCCCCTGCTGATGGATTTGACTTTGCAGAAAAAATACCAACCTCTGTTATCTCATATCTTTCTTCTGCTGGTAGTTCTGCAGTAAATACGATCTTGTCCAAACCGCCCTCACTAACAAACCCTCTAGAAGATATTGGAACACGAAGCATTTCAAAGTCAAGGTTCTTTTTATTAGAATAGTCACCAAGAGTATCTGTGGTGTCTAGGGGTTTAGCCCCACATCCAATAGCAATAAATGAGGCATAGGCTGGAGCCTGACCTAGCAGGTATTTACCCAGAATAGACTTTCCAGTATTAGTTATCAAGATGCTCCCTAGTTAAAATCTGTCTCATATATTGTACCACTTCTGGCTATTTGAATTTCTATCTGTTCATCTGATTCAAGATTAACTGCTTCTACTACTAGGTTACCTGTGACTGTATCTATATAAACATAGTCTCCTCCAGTACCCCCTCCAGTTTCAGGTATCTTGTCATCAAGTTTGATTGGAAAATTAGCAAAATATTTATCTGAGGTTGACTGAAGACTAACTATATTGTTAGGGTTATATTGTTGCTCTATAGATGAAAGATTTTTAATTGGCTGATAACTGATTTTTTGTCCATTTACAGTATCACGCCTTGCAATATTAATTAATTCTTGACCACCGATATCTTCAAATATTAGGTCTGCCATAAGTGCAACGGGGATAGCCTCATCATCAAAAATAATAATATCTTTTGTAGCACTCTTTACTTGAGTCGTGCTTGCTGAAGAGGCTGTTGGTGTAGATGTAACGGCAGCAGGTGTAGGACTAACTGCTGGAGCGGTTGATGTAGTTGTAACATTAGTTGGACTTGGGCCAGGTTTATTAGTTGTTGAGTTAAGGGTTGCAACCATAGCATCAATTCTTTTTTGATAGCCTGTTTCTTTTAAAACTCTTGATCCGTCAGAAAAAAGTTCATATAAGTTTCCATCTGAACCCGTCATAACTCCAATACTATTTGCCATATTACACCTCACTCAAATAAACGGTCATGCTTGGTCCGTCTAAACTTCTTGAATAATCAATATTATATACTACAAACCTAGTTGTAGATGAAGTTATTACGTCAACATTATTACTATCTTTATAATTAATTGTAACAATATCTCCTAGTTGAAGTGTTGGTATACTGAATATGTTTACACCAACAGATCTTTTTGGTATCATTAACTTATCAATGATCCAACCCATAAGGCTATTTGCAGAGTCTTGAGTCTGAATGTATGGGGCCTCAATAGAAAACTCATTGTTTCCGTAAATCATTCTACTCTGCTTTATCTTGTTATATTTTTCTAACTCTACATATGGAGATGTTAAAACAGTTGTTCCCTGTAGTTCTGGGTCAGACTGACTAGATCTTTTATTAAAGTATTCATCTACAGTTAGTTCATGTGTTGTGTCTTGTGTAAATGTTATTCCCTGGATTCTTAAATAGTTTCCGCTTGTATCATCTAAGACTAAGGCTTTGTCTGTAGCATTAAATACCATAAACTCAGCACCATAAGAATCTGCATAGAAACCAGAAGTTGTATAGCCCTTAATTCGGTTAAAGGTTGGAGATAGTTGAGCATAAAGTGCTGGGTATGCACGGTCATATTTAATATCAAAATATGCACACTCTCTCATAATTGTTCCAAACTCATCAAAATACATATTGTATTTTGGAGGTTGTTGAGCGCTTACTCCAGTAAGATACGTTGACTGAATAACCCCACTCATTGCATACTTTCTAAATGACTCATTAATGTCTACAGACTCATCTCCAAATGTCTGGGCAATTGTATCTACCGCAGTTGCAACAGTATTCTGGGAGTAGTTCTCTGAAAGAGCATAAATATTTTCAAACATAACTCGTGATGATCCACGAGTAAATAGAGCCATATTGTTATAAATAGGAAGTGGATCATTGTCGTCAACTACCTTAACAAGATTGTTATTAATGTAAAGGTAGAACCTTCTAATCTTTCCAAGGTCTTTGTACTCAACAGAAAGGTCAAACACTGTTGGCGTATCTTGTGTGGTCATTCTGTATTGACCTGTAAAACTTCCATCGTCTACTGTAATCTTTGAAAGCCCACCCCAAAGTTTTACGGGGATTGCATCTGTGTTTGAACTATCTTTTTTAATTTTATAGAACAACACATTATGAATAACAACATCTTCGGTTCCATCTGCTGTTGTTGTTAAGTAAGACTCTACGTTGCTTTCTGTTAGTGCAACTATTTCAAAGTAATATCCATTGTTCGTGTCTGGATTTAGCATTACTCCAAGACCTCCAGAGCCACCACCAATGCTAACGCTTTGATCGGTAAGAGATCCAGTTACCTGATAATATGAGGAACTTCCTGTTGGGGTCTGACCTCTTGTTTGATTATTCTCAATCTTTCCAATAATACGCATTCTTGTACCAAAGTGTCTGTATGCATTATCCAAAGGCTTGTATACGTAAGAAATAAAGTCAATAGGTGTTTCCGTAGTTGTAAATGCAGGACCATTCATAACAAGTGCAGAAGACTGAATAGTTCCAGTTCTTGTTTGTGTAAAAGAGTTTACTTCTGTTTCTGTCTTTCCGCTTAAAGACATGAAGTTTCTAATAATACTGTTTCTAGTTGTTTGCTTAGCACGAGCATTATCAACTCCAGCAATTCCAGCAACTGTGGTTGGTAAGGTTGGATTTGTGTTAGTTGTAAATAAATAATCTCTAGCCTTCATAGTACAGCCACGCACGTTATCGTTATTTGACCAATAAGAACTTATTCCAGCACTATGAGATGTTACCTTTGTACCAAATTGTCCACGACCATGCTCGACAACGGCACCGTTCTTCATCTTTGTAACTCCCCCAGTTGTTTCATAGTAAGGTACAGAATAAATTCTGATTCTTCCAGTAGGGTAGATTTTTCCGTTAAACGGCAACACAGAGAAATATTTTTGATACTCTTCATTGCTGCTAACCCAAACGTTACTTGAACCCTGTCTGTGGGTTGCCTTCCATTGCTCAATAGTCTTATCTGCTTGTGCCTGAGTGATTGCCTTAGACTTTACCTGCGCTTCAATTGTAGAAATAACTGATGCTGGTGCAAAGTTTCCTGGTTCTACAAAATATTGTTTTGTTTCATCTATTGTTCCATCTGCCTTAATGTCATACCAAAGACCAAGGGTAACGCTAAACTCTGCAGCATCGTATTTAATAATTTCACCGCTTGCATATAGATAACCCGTATATCTTGTTAGCCAGTATACGTTTTCTCCTAAATCAATTATGTTATTTGTCATTAAGTTATTAACAACTGTTGGTACAGCACTAGGTACATCTGATGCAATTGGCATTGCCCCTAAAACATAACTACCCTGAGTACTTGCTACTTCATTAATAGTCTTTGTATTTTCAGTTCCAGATACTTCCCACAAAAGTGCAGGCTTGTATATCCATGTTTTTTCTTGATCTACTAGGCTTGCTTGACGAATGCTTCCGTATGATCTCTGGATATATCTTGTCGTATAGTTAATCTTTCCTGAGTTAAAGATCTTTTTATCTTCAGATGCAATAGATATAATGTTTGGAAGATTTCCAGATGTAGCATTTTCAGTTACACCTGTATCTGTTTGGTTGTTAGACCCAGACAAAACAAAGTTTGATTCTCTTTGGGTTAGCGAAGGCATCATATAATCTTTACTCATCACAACAAAATTATTATATTCATCAAAGAACATTGCTGTTTGTGTTGAAACGGCTAACTGGTTTAATACCTCAGCAACATTTTGGTCTGGAGCAATAAAGAAGTATGGAATGATTGGATCTTTTTCACCAGCAACTCTAAGGAATGTATAGTTGCTAAATCCAATATAGTCAAGTAAAAGTGTGATGGCATAACTAAGTGATGCCTCTGTAACAAGCATTCTTGGCGCAGGCATTGACTCAAGTAAGAAGTACATATCTCTAAGAGTTAAAGAAAGAGATCCAGAGTTACGTTCAACCTGTGGGAAACCTTCTGAGTATAAAGTTTTCATTGGCACATAATAATCATATCCACCAACATTAACAATCTTTTCATAGAAATTAAACTTAATGTTTTTTCTTACATACTTACTAATTATGCTATTTGTATTGTTAGGATTAAATGCTTGGTCATCATCAAAAAGAGAAATGTCTCCAGTTGAAGCAAGTAGTTGTCCAACTGGCAAAGATGTTGAGCCAAGATCAGCAAGGCTTTTCTTAATTTTAAAGTCTATAACTTTATCAGAAATATCAACAACAAGTCTAGGTGACATTTCAATTAGGTCAAACCTAGAATCAAACTTGTTCATAGTATCTACGACAATGCGAATTCCACGTATGTTCTGGAACTCTCTATAAACCTTTTGACCATCTGTTTCATTGTTAAAGTAAGTAGGAGATGTAAGATCTTCTATAAAACTACTTTCATTGTTTACTGTTTCTTCTGCAACTCTCCACCCATATTGCGGAGTAAATGTTTTATATTCTTCTGAGGCTTCATCCCAAATATGAAATGTTCCTCTGCTACCAGTTGTAGGAATAACCAAGTACGCATATCCATCAAACGCTGTGCTTGGCAACTGTGATACTGCTGGAAGTGTTCCTTGATAGTTAAACTTTGTTTTATATTCTTTAGGAAGTATTAGTCCATATTGTAATTCAACATATCCATCTGATCCAACTATTGCTGTCCCGTCGTCTCTTACGCTTGAAGCATTAAAAGATTGAGCATCCACCCAAGCGCTATCCTTTAGGTACTGTATTTTCCAGTTAACAGGAGTTGTCTTATAGTCTGTTCTAAACAAAGGATCTTGAATTGATCCCGCAGATGTTGTAAATGGACCTAGATTTACATTCCCAATATTTGTCTGCATCTTTATAATAATTCTGTTTGCTGGAACATTTTCCTTATACACAACAAATGGCGCTGTATCATCAATATAGTTTAAGGTTCCAACTTTGTTTTTAGCAATTCCACGCTCAATTGTTTTTGTAACGCCATCTTCTACTGCAGTCTCAGTTCTATATGAAGTCCAATATTTAAATTCGTCATAGCGAGATGGCATATAATATCTAGGTCTTTGTGACATTAACTCATTTGAGTTATGAATATAGTTACCACTAAAATACATTAACTTATTAATACCAGATCTTGGTCTAAATGGTTTAATACAATCTTCTAAAGAGTAAATCATTTTCATTTTATCCTTAGTAGATGTAAAAAATTGGGGGATTCCAGAATTTGTAAAACCACCATCAATAGCAATGTCAGCATCAGTAGCACCTGTATACAAACCAG